GGTAAGCGTCCAACTGCTGGTGAAAAATTAGTTATCACTTATTTGTCGACAGTTGGGCCTGAAGCAAATGGAGCTACTGCATTTACTGCTTCAAATGATATTACAGTAGACGGTACAGACTATGCGTTAACAGTCGATCTAGCTAATGCTTCTGCTGGTGGAGCGTATAAAGAAGGCATTGAATCAATTAGACAAAACGCGCCACTCCTTTTTGCTTCACAACAGAGACTAGTTACTGCCGATGACTATAAAGCACAAATCCTTTCGAACTATAATGCTTATATTGATGACGTTATTTCTTGGGGTGGAAATGATAACGTGCCAGTTCAATTTGGAAAAGTGTTTGTAGGAATTAAATTCAAGAGTGGTATCGATGAAGACTTGCAAGAAGAAGTGAAGGCAAACATTGTTAATGATTTATCTAATAACTTTGCGATTATGTCAATTGATACAGAATTTGTCTCATCGACTACAACGTTCCTTGAGCTTGAAATATTCTTTAACTTTAATCCTGATCTTACAACATCTACTCCAAGAGGAACTGAAAACACGGTATTTGAAACTGTTCAAACGTATTTTTCAAATAATCTTGATAAGTTTGGAAAAGTATTTAGAAGATCTCAAATATTAGCAGAGATCGATGATTTGGATGAGGCTATTCTTAACTCTCGAATGAATGTTAAACTACAACAAAGAATTACACCGATCACCGGCACTTCTTTGTCATATACCATTAATTTTCCAGCTACACTGGCTCAGCCAGATGACGTCAATAGAATTGTCACGACTGGTAGATTTGAATTCAGTGGTAGAACCTGTTTTATTCGGAATAAACTACTTTCTAAAAAATTAGAAATGGTTAACATTGACGGTGATGTTGTGGTTGATAATATCGGAGAATATGAACCTGGAGAAGGTAAGGTATTGCTTCAAGGATTTAATCCAGTTTCAATTGAGGGTGGATCCACTCTTAAAGTATCAGCAGTGCCAAGCAATCAATCAACAGTTAGACCTCTAAGAAATTACATTCTTAATCTAGACACCGATATATCATTTGCTCAATCGCAAATCGATTATCAACAAACGGAATTAACACTGTAAGATGAGTCATGTTCGTAGAGATTTAGGGCGAAGAGACCCCACGGTATTTGCTTCAAAAGTAAAGGAAGTATTGCCTGAATATTTTGGGGTAGAGCATCCTAAACTTATTGAGTTTTTAGAACAGTACTATCATTTTCTTGATTCAGATCATGCATTTGGTGATGAGATTCATGAACTATTTAAGGCGAAAGATGCTACTGAATTACACGATGAACACCTAAACTATATGATTCAACAACTTGCGCCTGGTCTTAAGACTGGTGACTTGTTTCTCGATCCAAGATTTTCTGTAAGAAGATTCGGTGATTATTATAGAACAAAGGGTTCAAAGTGGTCGATCGAAGAATTCTTTCGAGCGCTATTTCAACAAGAGGTAGAGGTCGAATATCCAAAGAAAGATATTTTTACTGTAGGAAGAGACGCTATTGGATATGACTCTCAAAAGTATATTCAGAACTATGCGAGATATCAGATCTTCTCTATTCTCATTAAAGTCGGTTTAGGTGTTCCAACATATAGAGAACTGTATAAACAGTTTGTTCATCCAGCTGGATTTTATTTCGAGGGTATTGTTGCTCTTGAAGGTGAAGCTGATCTCGGTGTCGACACGATGCCAATTTCTATTCCAGATTCTGCGTTTACTTCAATTATCTCGGAAGCATCTATAGAACAAGGGCTCTTTACTTCATTAACAGGACTTGCGGATTCAACCATGGGTGGACAAATTAGATACAATATCAATCAGCTGGTTGATCTTTATGACAGTGTCGCGGCCTCAACAATTGGTTCTTACTATTCATCGATTGCAGAATTCATTACACCGAATTCATTCACTATGGACGACAGTGCAGACTCAATTGGACCGAGAATGTCACTTACATTTGAAACATTGGATAACAATATGTTTACTCGGTATACGAGTGATTCATCTTACTAGTATAAATAGATTAAAGTTTTTTGTGGGATAGCACATGACTAGACAAAACATCAGCGTAGGATCAACTGCTAACGACGGAACAGGTGATACTCTTCGTCAAACAGGGCAGAAGATCAACGATAACTTTGTAGAGATCTATCAAAAATTTGGTGGTGACAGCAATACGCTGATGCCTGGAATTACCTTTGATTCTAATAGCATTATTTTTGAAGGTTCAAGTGTTGACGCTTGGGAAACTGTATTGACAGTTGAGAATCCAACACAAGACAGAACAGTCACTATTCCAAACTATACCGGTGAATTAGTCATTGACAGTGATACACAAACACTGAAAAACAAGACAATGATAGATCCTAATCTGATTCATCCGGATTTATATGATTCAGAAAACGCAAATTACTTTATTGCATTTAAGCCTTTCTCAGCGTCACTGATGACTAAGAATTTAGATTTGCTCATTCCTACACTGGCAGATAGTGACACAATCGTCACCTTGACCTCGACAGCAACTCTTACGAATAAGACTCTTACTACTCCAATAATCAATTCACCAACAATTGGTACACTTATTAATGATGCTAATGGCGCAGAAATTATTAAGCTGACAGCAACAGCGTCTGCGACTAATGAAGTCACTATTGCTAATGCCGCAGCTTCAGCAGGTCCTATAATTTCAAGTACCGGCACAGACACAAATATTAGCTTGAATCTGACGTCAAAAGGAACTGGAGCAGTTCGTCCTTCTAAACTTGCACCTGTTCATACAACTCAAACTGCAGATGGTGCAGTAAGTACTAGTTCATCTTTTATTATCTTCAGTAAGTCAATTGCACTTGCAGCTACTCTTGCTGATGGAACTGTAACTGGCGAATTAAAATATATGCTTAATCAAAACACTGGACTAGTCACAGTTACACCTACGAGCTTTGCTCAGGGTACCTCGTTTTCAATTGCACAATATGGTGCATGTCAAATTATTTGGTCAGGAAATGATTGGTATATGATTGGTGGTGCAGATTCGGCAGATACATACATTACAATTACGTAATAGGAAACTAAGATGGTAGCGATTGTAACACAAAAATTGAAAAAACAACTTCTTGATACACTGAAAAGTGATATCGCAGGAGCTTCAAACCGATACTATATAGGTGTTGGTCGCTCTGAACAGTGGGATAGCGCAGATACGGTTGTAACACCAACAAATGCTTTTAAAGATGAAAGAGATTTTAGATTAGGTTGGCAGTCAATTAAACAAATTACTGATGTGTCATATGTCATTCCAAGATATAACTGGACAAATGGCACAGTGTATAACGCATGGGATGACGATCTCTCAGGAACTCCATCAAATGCTTATTACGTATTGACTGAAGACAATCAAGTTTATATGTGCTTAAAACAAGGTAGAACTGCAGCTGGTATTACTGTTGCGTCTACTGTTAAACCAACCGGTACAAAGACAATTCCTATTCGTACTAGTGACGGTTATGTCTGGAAGTTTATGTACTCACTGACTGGTGAAACATCAAGTAAGTATCTTTCAGCAAACTTTCTTCCAGTTCAGGTACAAACCGATTCATCTGGTTCTCCATCAATTTCAGCAACAGCCGCTCTTCAAGCTGCTGTTCAAGAAGCTGCAAGTGGTGGACAAGTTTTAGGGGTATCTGTTACTAATGGTGGAACTGGATTTACTTCAGCACCTTCTGTAACTATTCGTGGTAACGGTACTGGCGCAGCAGCAACTGCGTTTGTATCTGGTGGAGCGATTGTTAAAGTAGACCTTGACTCGAATCAAGATTCTTGTATGAGTATGGGCAATGGTTACAATTACGCTGACGTCACTTTAACTGGAGGTGGTGGAAGCGGAGCTGAATTAAGAGTGATTATTGGACCAGACTCTGGTTTAGGTTATAGCGCAATCAATGATCTGAGATCTTCTTCTCTTATGTTTAACGTAAAGCCTGAGGGAGCTGAAGGTGGAGATTGGATTGTTAATAACCAAGACTATCGTCAGATTGCGGTGATTAAAAATCCAAAAAATAATGGTACGCCAGATTCTGATTACACATTATCAGCTGGTAGAGTATTGAGATATTTGCTTCTCACTTCTGCTGGTGACGCAGCTACGTTTACAAGAGACGTTACAATTATTGGTTCGAACTCTGGCGCTCGAGCAGTTATCGATGATATCGATAGTGATAAGTTATATGCTCACCAAACTGAAACAACTGGATTTGGAGTATTCAATGAAGGTGAACCAATTACTGGTGGCGGTGGAGCTGGAACTCTAGTAAGTGCCGGTGCCGATGCCGACTCAGATGCTTTCTATAATGATGATGTAAATAGATTTAGTGGAGATATCTTGTACATTGAGAATAGAGCTGCAGTCGCAAGAACAGTTGATCAAACTGAAGATATTAAAGTTATTATAACACTGTAAGGTAAGAACAAATGGCAACATCACTCACCAGTGCAACCTTTTCAAATACCTATAAGGATGATTTCCTCGATAGTGATGGATATTATAGAATCCTCTTTAATAGTGGACGTACCCTGCAGGCTCGTGAACTTACACAGATGCAGACAATCATTCAGAAACAAATTGAAAGATTTGGTAACAATATCTTTAAAGAAGGTGCAGTTGTAAAAGAAGGTTCTTATAGTCCAAATGCAGCATATGAATTTATTAAATTAAATACTTCTGTAAATTCATTACCAGGGACACCAAGTAGTCTAGTGGGTCAATCATTCACTGGTCAAACATCCGGTGTTATTGCAAAAGTAATTGAAGTTGTTCCTGCAAGTGGTGGTGATCCAGCAACTCTTTATGTACAATATACTAGTACAGCATCCTCACCGGCATCAACCATAGCACCTATCCGTATGCAAGCTGGTGAAGATATTAGTGATGGGTCTACAACATTAACTGTACAAACAACAAATACTGTTGCCAATCGAGCAACTGGTAGAGGTTATAGATTCTCTGTTTCTCAAGGTATTTACTATGCAAAAGGTTTCTTTATCTTTACTGAAAATCAATCATTAATTGTTTCAAAATATTCAGATGTCCCAACTGCTGATATTGGATTTAAGATTGTAGAAGATATTGTTACTACTGCAGATGATACTGGTTTATTTGATAACCAAGGTGCAGTACCAAATATTTCAGCACCTGGCGCAGATAGATATAGAATTCGTTTACAACTGACAACAAGAGCTCTTGTTGATTCTGATGAAAACTTTATTCATACACATACAGTTGGAAATGGTATTGTTAAATCTTCAGTTACTGATATTGACTCTTATAAAATTCCAAATGATTTGATTTCTCTTAGAATCAAAGAAAATTCTGGTAACTATCTAGTTGATCCATTTACTGTACAATTTGAGCCAGATTCGGATACAAATGCATTACAATTAATTGTAAGTGACGGTATAGCTGTTGTTGATGGATACAGAGCAGCAAGATATTCACCAACTAAAATTAGAATTCCAAAAGCACAATCTACTACAACAATTAATAATGATGTTGTTGCTGCTAATTTTGGTAACTATGTAATTGTTTCATCTGCAGCAGGTGAAACTAAAGGTCTTCCTAATATTAACACCCTTGAACAAATGAATCTTCGAAGTGTTGCTAACTATGGTGGATCAACTATCGGTACTGCTCGAGTAAGAGCAATCACCGAAGATGGTGCTAATTATCGTTATCATCTCTTTGATATCCAAATGAATTCTGGTCAAGCATTTAGAGATGTTAAGAGTATTGGTACAGGCGTAACGAATTACTTTAATCCTATCCTTGAATCGAGTAAAGCTGTAATTAAAGATGCAGCAAATAATAACCTTCTCTTCCCGCATCCTTATCCAAGACCAAGTTCTTTATCAGATATTTCATTAGCAGTACAAAGAAGATTTTCTACTACAACAGATGGAGCTGGTCAAGCAACTATTGCTCTTTCTTCTAGTGGTGAAACATTCAGTAATACAGGTGATTGGGTATACGCAAATGCAGACAGTGATTTATATACAGGATCAGTAAGTGTATCTGGTGCTGGTACAGCTTCTGCTACGATTAGTGGATTACCAGCTTCATCTTCTAATATGGAAATTCTTACATATGTTAATAAAGGAAGCGGTAAAGTAAGAACTAAAACGCTTACTTCCAGATCAGTTACAACAACAATTGATTCCGATGGTAATGGATTAAAATATGTTCCACTTGGGAAAGCTGATATCTATGACCTTACAGAAGTTATTAATGCAAGTGATAGTAACGAAAGTTATGAAACAAGATTTACATTAGATAATGGTCAAAGAGATAACTTCTATGCTTTAGGTAGGCTTGTTTTAAATACCGGTAGTTCTGCACCTGCAGGAAATATACATGTTAAGTACCGTCATTTCACTCATGGAACATCTGGTGACTTCTTTGCTGTTAACTCTTATACCGGTCAAGTTGATTATTCTAAAATTCCATCACACAGACTTAATAATGGTGACATTATTAATCTAAGAGATGTTATTGACTTTAGGGCAGTACAGGATTCAGATGGTGCTTATTCTACTAGTGCAACTGGGGCAAGGGTAAATGAATTACCACAACCAACTAGTTTGGTCACGTCAGATACTACCTATTATTTAAGAGATGCATCCACACTTGTTATCGATACTGAAGGTAGATTAAGATATATTGTAGGCACAGCAGGATTCAATCCATCTAAACCTAAAGTTCCTGAAAATACTCAGCCACTTTATAATTTTGGACTTGGTGCTAATACTCTTAATGACTCTGATGTTGTCACACAGAAGATTAATGCTAAAAGATATACAATGGCAGATATTGGTCGTCTAGAAGAAAGAATTGACCAAGTAGAAGAACTTGCTTCATTAAGCTTACTTGAACTTGCCACAACTAATTTTGAGGTATTAGATTCTGCAGGTTTAAGTAGAACAAAATCTGGTGTAGTAGTTGATAACTTTACGACTCATCTATTGTCTGATATTAGTTCACAGTATGCAGCTTCTATTGATTTTACTAAGCAGGAAATGAGACCATACTTTACAGAAAATAATATTAAACTTCTTTATGATTCTGATGCTTCAACAAATGTAATTAAGAAAGGTGATAATATCTATTTAAAATATGATGAAGCTGAATATATTAATCAGAATCTTGCAAGTCAATCAATCCAGATTAACCCGTTCTCTGTTGTGGTTCATGAAGGTGTTGTTACACTTTCACCAGCATCAGATGAATGGAGAGACGTAGAATATGATGCCAAGAGAATTATTGATGGTGGGGTAAAACTAAATACTAGTCAAGCTCTTAACTGGGATAACTGGACTTGGAACTGGAGTGGAAAGAAAATTGAGGATCTTAAAATAGGATCAACTACAAATACAAATTCTGTAAAATCTGGTAATATCAAAACAACTATTGTAAATAAAGTTGTAAGTGAAGAGACAATTGAAGTTCTTAAAGGTGAAAGAGTTATTAACGTTGCACTCTTACCGTTTATGAGATCTAAAAAGGTATTCTTTAAAGTTGATGGCTTAAGACCTAACTCAAAAATCTTTGCATTCTTTGATGGTCAGTCTGTAGCTGATTGGGTAAGATCAGAATCTTTTGCTTATTACTCAGATGATACAACTGATTATGGGGATATACATAATAGAGCAACAGCCCATCCTGATGGTGCAACTACTCTTCAAACTGATGCTAATGGATCAGTTACTGGTTCTTTCTTTATTCCAAATACAACAACTATTAGATTTAGAACTGGTAATAGAGAATTTAAACTTTTAGATATCAGTGTAGATAGAGAACAAGATGCACTTTGTATAGGAAGAGGGATTTACGCATCAGTTGGTTACTTAGATACAAAACAAAAGGATTATATTTCTACACGTTGGTTAGTAGTTCAAGGTGTGAAATCTACTACACGTATCTACAGTGGCGGTGGTGGCGGTGGAGGCAAAGATTTCAATAGTGGAGGATATCCACCTGATCATGGTCCTACACATGGTGGATATGGTAACCCATCTGAATCACCAGGTAATCCTACTGGTGCGATATCGGGTAATCCAAATGCTGGAACAAATTCTAAATCCAGTGGCCATTCTATTGGTAGTCTATCACACTAATATAGAGATGAGAGAGTTATAAAAGATGACAACAAATTCACTAGGTTATAAACTAAGTAAAAATCCTATTGCTCAATCATTCTTTATAGATGAATTATCGGGTATTTATGTTACAAAAGTTGATGTTTACTTTGCTACGAAGGATACAAACTTTGCAGTGGGTTTACAAATAAGACCTATGGAAAATGGTACACCTTCTTCTAGTATTATTATTCCTGGATCACAAGTAGTAGTTGCAGGATCAAGTGTTAACACATCAACTGATGCTACCTCAGCTACTACCTTCACTTTTGCTGAACCAGTTTATTTAAAAGGTTTAACAGAATATGCTTTGGTCCTTACAGCAGATTCCCCAGACTATAAAGTTTATGTTGCACAGATTAATGAGTTCTTACTTGGTTCTACCGAAAAAAGAGTTGACAGACAACCTGTTCTTGGTAGTTTATTCTATTCTCAAAATGGTTCAACATTTACACCAATACAAGATCAAGACTTAACCTTTAAATTATATCAAGCTAAATTTAGAGATACTAGTGGTGAAGTAAGACTTTATAACGCTGCAGTTCCTAAAAAATTACTAAGGGATAATCCAATTAAAGTCTCTAGTTCAAGTTCCTCTGTAAGAGTTCTTCACATAAATTCAGGACTTCAAGTTGGTGAAACTGTCAATATCTCAGGTGTAGATTCAGCAGGTGTTGGCGGTATTTCATATTCTAGCTTAGTTGGAGATAGAACAGTTACAGCAGTTGATTGGACTGGATTTAGATTTACTGCAGATTCTTCTGCAGATTCTGATGTTATTGGTGGTGGATCAGGTGTATTAGCTACAAAGAATATTCCTTATAGTGTCATTTATCCTTCCATTCAAACATTAGTACCTACTGGGACAGGTTTTGTTACTGGTATGAAATATACTACTGGTAAATCATTTGCAGGATCTGAGACAGCTTTCCAAAAGGCAAGTTCATTTTCAAATATACAAATTAATGAAAATAGTTATGGTCCAATTCCATATCTGGTTGTTAACGAAGCATCTGAAACTTCTGAATTAGGATCTGGCATAAAATCACTTGAATTTGCTATTGAGGTTGGTACAATCGATTCAAATGTTACCCCAATGATTGATATGCAAAGAACATCAGCAACACTTATTGGTAATGTTATTGATAGACAAGACTCTGCAGCCAGCTCCGGATTTAACGTACCGATTAACTTTGTAAATGAAACTACAGCTACTGGTGGTAGTTCAGCTTCAAAATATATTATGAAGAAAATTACACTTGAAGAAGATGCTGTAGGACTTAAGATTATTTTAAGTGCTAACAGACCTTCAACATCAGACTTTATAGTATATTATAGAGTTGGAACTGGTGACGAAGTACTTTCTGATAAATCATGGGTCGCATTATCTGAAGAAACAAATAATCCATCAGATGAAATTGAAACAGTATTTAGAGAATATCGTTACTTAGCAGGTGGACAAGCTGGTAATTTGGATGCCTTTACTCAGTTCCAAATAAAAATTATTATGAGATCTACTAATGCAGCAAAAGTAGCAAGATTTAAGGATTTACGAGTGATTGCATTGAGTGTATAATGGATAAGATAAAGATTGATGGACATCCAGGTCTTGCAAGAGATAAAGAGACTGGCGCTATATTAAATATAAATAGAAATGAAATTCAAATAGCAAGAGAGCGTAAAGTATTACGTAAACAAAAAGAGCAGGAATTCGAAAACTTAAAGAATGAAGTAAGTGAAATAAAGGAATTGCTTCTTAAGCTAGTAGAGAAACAGTAATGGCAAAAAG